CTGTCCAAGCACGAACGCATTCCAAGTCGTGCCGCCATCATAGGTAAAGAACGCCAGCACATCCCTGCCTGAAGCTGTCAGAGTCGGAGGTGTAGCAGCATTCCAAGTGACGCCTGAGAACCAATTCACCGTCGCTGATCCACCATTAGTCAGGTCAAGCACAAACGCACTAACCGCTCCGCTGGATGCCACATTGCTGACCGTGAAGGTTGTCGTACCTGCAATCGTCTTGGTGAAGTAATTGCCAAGAGCTAGGTCAATGGCGGAAGCGGCAATTGCGACCTTCTTCTCAATAACACCCGCCGCATAGGTTGCGGTTTGATCTGCCCCCAGAGTCAGCGCTGTCGTGCTTCCATTGGTCTGAATAACCAACTGCCCTGTCGTGTCTCCACTGTTGACAAGAGCGGTTCCGGACGTTGTTCCTGCTGAAATCGTGCTCATGTGTACCCCTTAGAGAATGATCCAGCGCTGACCACTTGGGACAGTAACGGATGCGCCACTATTGATAGTGATTGGCCCAACGCTGAGTCCATTTTTTGCCGATGTCAACGTATAGTTAGCCGAGATCACCAAACTGTTTTCCCAAATAACCCCGTCCGCCGATGCGCCAGTATTCGCCCAGCTTGCATTCGTGCCATCTGTGGTTAGATATTTCCCAGCGTTTCCTGTCTGGCTTGGAAGCCCGTCTGCTGGAGTTTGCCAAACTGGAACACCACCAGAGACAGTTAAAATCTGACCCGTAGTCCCAACGCTCAACTTAGCAAGAGTATTTGCCCCAGAGGCATAAAGAGTATCGCCAGTGGTATACGAGGATTGCCCCGTGCCACCATTCGTTTCTGGCGTTACATTTGCAGCTAGTAGTTTGACAGTGCCACTTGCATTCTTGAAATACAACTTCTCGTCAGTTGTATTAAGAGCAAGCTCCCCATCAGACAGATTTCCAGCAGAAGGCGTTGCTGACGCAGTTGAACTGCGATATAGCTGGATTGGTGTGTATCCAGATTGAGCCATTTTTTAATCCTTAAAAAGTACCGCCGGAAATTCCTCCGGTCATCATTCCTGTTGATGGGTTAGCCGTTAGTCCAGTCGCTACTTTTGTAGGCAAGTTCCCACTATCCGCGCTATACACGCCGAAGTAGTAATTTGCATTTGTCGTATCTACTGCAACACCAACATTCGTCGCATTTGTTGCGTTAGTTGCATTTGTGGCATTTGTTGCCGTACCTACTGTCACCCCAGCAGGGTCAGACCATTGCGGGGCTGATCCACTGGATGTCATCAAATAAGTGCTAGTGCCAATTCCTAATGTTGTAGTCGTTGACGCACCAGATTGATACACCACCGATCCGGCTGCACCACCAACGACATTGGTCGCCGTAGTTGCTGTCGTCGCAGTTGTTGCTGTTCCAACAGTTACAGAAGCTGGATCTGTCCAAACGGGACTCGTACCATTTGATGTCAAAATACGACTACTTACACCAATCGGAAGCCTGTCAAGACTGGTCGTGGTATTGGCATAAACAATATCCCCAACGCCATACCCCGTAATTCCTGTTCCACCATTAGTAACTGCAACCGGCGTACTTAGACTGAACTGAGTTCCAGTCAATGTCAGCCCTGTGCCAGCCGAATAAATTTGCGCCACACTGATTTGGGTAAACGTAATATCCGTCGTCCCAAACGTAATAACGCCAGTATTCGTGCAAACGTAAGTTTCACCAGCGCCCGTATTACCAGAGGTTACAAAGAACGCATCACCGCCACCCAAGGCATCTGGACTGATTGGGTCATAGCTATCCGCATCTGTAGCGCGAGTCAAAACCCATGCGGTCGATCCATCTCCAACAGTTGTGACAACGTAAACACCGTTCTCATATCCGTTGGTCTGGTTGTAAATCAGAACCCGATCATTGACATTAGCCACCACACCATCAGGCGTAAACGCCGCCAATGTTCCTGCATTGGTCAGCGTCGCCCCAACCCCGGACGATCCGTTGTTATAGGTCGCATTCAGATTCCCTGTCGTGCTGGGAACCTCATACTTGACCGCTTCGTGATAATGAATGGATTGGACAGCAACCGTATCCACATATTGCTTAGTGGCAAGTTGCAAGGCTGTCGTCGGGTCAGTTGTCACTGAAACCGAAGTCAAACCACCAAGTGTCGCGGTCGTGCCTCCAAGACTGATTCCAGTGCTACCAATAGTAATTGAGCTATTGCTCAACGCTGCATTAGGAATAGCCGAGAAGTTCGTGCCCGTAAGCGACGGGGCCGTGCTATACGAAGGAGTTGTTCCCCCAACCAAGACACCGCTTCCGGTTGCCAGCATTGTTGTGGCACCAGAACCCGTCTGATAAGGGATAGACCCAGCAGCACCACCAACAACATTCGTAGCGGTCGTGGCCGTCGCTGCATTGCCCGTCGTATTCTGATTTAGGGTCGGGATATCCGCAGCAACAATTGCGCGGAACGTCGGAACCCCTGCAGATCCATTTGGGGCAGCAAACACATAATTTGCTGTCTGCGAATTCCAATCCGCCGTCAAATCACCCGTTGAAGTGATCGGGGAGTTTGTGACCGTGAACTCGCTGGGCATAACCAACCCAACGGACGATACCCCAACCCCAACAGCAATTGATCCCCACGTATCGTTGGCATATCCTTCAAATGCTGCCGTTTGGGTGTTGTACCGCAAGGTTCCGTTAGAAGGAACGGATGCCCGCTCTGCAGTATTCCCGGAAGGAACAACAATACCCTCAATCCCCGGAAGAATTGCATTATCCGCCAACCCAATCGTCGGGTCACCGGCAGCGCCATCGCCATCTGCAACATCAATCTCTGATGCCGTTCCGGTAATAATCCTTGGGGTTACCGTCCCATTGTTTGGCAACGCTACAAAACCAGCCCCAGAAGCATTGGCAAGGCTCAGAACCTGTCCCGTCAACGCAATAGTCGGGTTCCCAGAGACGCCATCCCCGTTCGTAATGGTGATCCCGCTCGTCGAGACCGTAATCGACCGGGGAACAACTGTATTCAGCCCAGTCTTAACCTGAAAGCCGTTTCCAGCCGAATTCAGGCTCGCTGCTGCCCCCGCAAGGGTGATCCGTAGGTAGGACTGTGCGCCACCGTCAGAAAGCCCCAGATTCGCATCTGTGGACAAATAACGGCTATTGTTTAGGGTCGGCTCATTGTTGAGCGTCAGGAATGTTTGCGTCTGAACCGGGGAACCAGCAAGTGCTGCGGCTGTCGTTTTGTAAGTCCCGCCATCCTGAACAATCGGAACTAACTCTGTCCCGGTAATCGGACCAGCATTCGGTAACTGAGAGATAGTTTGATTAGCCATTATGGTGTCACCGCAATTCCGTCAAGATTTCCGTCATTCTCTACGATGTCCGTATTGCCTTCAGTAGAGATAATGTAATCCCCCTGATTGTCCGTCACTAAGTTGTTTGGATCAACAGCTACAGACACATCTGGACGCGGAAATCTAAGGTTAATTCTTTCCGTTTTTCTTGCAGGCAACCGATACGGATCTTTATTGTCTGCACACCCCTGCTGACACACCTTCAAACCCGGAAAATTCGGGTCAGACATCTGCTCGTCCATCGCCCTCTTCATGCGACACCTATCGCAAATGAAGATCGCTAACGAGGCGTTTCCTAGCGTGTTAAGGAAAGTTCCCATGATTAGCGGGTGCGACCTTGAGCCGCCAAAGTTGCCTTGCGGGATGCTACCCTCTTGGCGATCTGCTCAGGGGTCTGTTTGCGACCCTTTCCTGCCTTTCCGCCAACAATACAAGCCTCACGAGATGGATGGTGGCTCGATTTCCCGACCAGCCAAGGCGTGGGACGAGGAACGCCCTTCAAGGGGCTAACATAGTCTGAACCTCGCGATTTGGAAACTGGTGGCTTTTGTCCTCCAACTGCAAGGTTCCAGCCGATCTCGACGCCAGAACGAATTTTTGCCTCAAGGTCGTAGCAATACGACTCGGAGGCAACGACCAGAACCTCTTTCACAAGATTGTCCCAGCCATACTTTTCAATCGCGTTTGACAGCTTGGGGTTGTCGTGACGCTTATTTTTGTGCGCCCACTGATGCCCATACTTCCAACGTCGATTGACATCACGAGCGACGCCAATGTACCCCTCCTCCATAAAGTTGGAGTGATGCGGGGCGCGAATCCAATACAACGAGCAAGAAGTCATCTTGTGTAAACCCCTATCGCGGGGGCAAAGTAGATCGGCGACTTATCCCGCTCCTCTGCTTCCGCCAAGGCCAGAGTCTTCTCTGCCTGCGCTTCGAGGTAGGTAATCCGATTAACGTCCACCTGCGGCAGTTCCATCGCCATTTGGTGCGCAAGCATATTGACGACAGCCAAATACCACCTTTGCGGGATCTGAAGCTCATCGGTCAGGTCACCTACGTCCATAATCTGCTTGGAATACCAGACAGTCATCTGAACGAACGGATCGCTGGGAACCGGCCACAAGTAGATTTCCGGGTTGGGAACCGTCCTGTTAAACCAGAACTGATACGGCTGGTTTGCCGTAAAGTTCTTATTGGGCAGGTTCGTATAGTCATCCCGGTTCAGGCGGCTCATGGTGATCTCACGGGAATTATTTCCCACGTAGAACTCACGCAACGCCAGTGTCGTGCCTCCAGAAGCACGAACCCTGTAATACTGAACCGTCTGTCCGGGGTCAATATCCGTCCAGATCCACTGGTTGTCGGTTACCGTAGTGGCTCCCAGATCCTCCAGCGTGTTCCATGTCGCCCCATCCGTCGAATACTCGAGCGTCAGCGTCCATGTTGCACTTCCACCGCCGGAAACATAGGGCAAAAGACCAATAGAACCCGCATAAATGGGGTTATCTGTACCAAAATTGACCGAAATATTGCCGTTTGCGCTAGTTTGCTGGCAATACGTCCCTGTGTTGTTATCCGCAACATTGGAAACCGTACCCCCGGCGCTAGTTGTATAGCTTCCAGAGGGTCGGGTCATCGTCCGATACAGCGCATTCAGAACATCATTAGCCCCTGTCGGCAGCGCGTAGATGTACTTATCGGCGCTCAGACCAATGACTTCCTTCTTGATGGCCCAGTATTGGATGCCAATGTTGATCAGGTTTGTAAGAACAAACCCAAGAGACTCCCTAGCACTTAAAACCTGCTCAGAAGTTAACTCTTCGGCAAGCTTTCCGCACCGACGGGCTGCGTGATCAATAACTGTTTGGACGTTATAAACCTGTCCGTAGGTGTCTGAGTAAGCCATGCTTTGCCTTTCACCAATTCGGACAATTCCACCGCCTCATAGAAGCCCTTGCCCGACTGCCCTTTTCGCTTTTCTGCGCAACTGGCTCCATTCTCGCGCAAAAAGAGTCCCTGCGGGAGCCTCCTTGCGGCTGCGGAGCCTTCAGGTTTGACCCTGTTTCCCGGTTGTACTTTTCCCGGCCTTTTGCTGTCAGACCAGCCCCACGCTCTACAGGCAATTTCTCTCCTCGGCCAACAGCCAAAGAGGGCGTTTTCTTTGCCATCACCAACTAACCTTGCCGCCACCACACTTCTTGTCTGGCAGCTTCTTATAGGCTTTTTTGCCTACATTGGACTCGGTGTATTCAGCAGCCACAGAAGGCTTGATACCGATCTTCTTGGCGAACTTTGGGTTATATTCCGCCGCCTTCATCAACCGAAACTGTGCTTGGCTCTTTGCTGGCATACATCACCCCACTTGAAGCATTACAGCAATGATTGAAGGAATTGCAGGATACGCGGGAGAAACACTAGCAGGCTTGGCTTGAATGCTGACTTCTGTAGATTCTGGCACCCAAAAAATCTCTACGTAATCATTTGCATTTAATTCAAGCAAAAACGTCAACATGGTTACGTTATAACCATAGATGCCAGCACTCTTCCTCGACGGAATAGTGTATTGCGTAGATGAATTTGCTAGATCAGAACCGTTAATTCTCAACCAAATAGTTGCATCATATTGAGCATTGCCAACATTTTCAAACTGAATGCTGAACTGCAAGTTATAGATACCGGTTGTTGGGACGGTGATTTCACTGGAATTTTGAACCGTCACCCCGTCATTGACATCAATAGTGTCAAAGCTTATTGCAGTGCCTTGGGTGATGTCACCGGTTTGATTGTTAGTGTCGCTAAAACCGCCATAAGTTCTTAAAACGGCTTTTATGGCACTCAGTGTGGCTTTAACATTCGCCCCGGACTGCACCAATGGCACCAATTCAGCACCCGTAAGCGTTGCGGCAGTGGGCATTGCTGAAATTTTTTGATCAGCCATTATGAAGCCTCCAATACAATCTTAGATTCCGTTTCTTGCAGAACGTAACCGGGGTCGGTTTCATCAAGAATGTAGAAATTAGTCGATGGCATCCCGTCATGATACAAATCTACAACGCCGCCATCACCTACATTTTCGCCGTACCCATCAGTAACAGGCACGTTTGCCGCGCCCACGCCCAATGCATAGCCATCCGTGGTGTTGGCTTGATTAGCAACCCCAGAATCGCCAAGCTGACCCATCAGATACCCGCTTGAATCAGATTTAGGGTCACACTGCTACCTGATGTAGCGGCAGTGATCAGAACCCTAATGCCGGTAACCGGAAATGCGTAATTACCATCTGCATTTGCCTCTGCTCCAGCAACCGTAGGATGAGAAAACCAAGTTGTAAACCCGATTGCAGGGTCATCAAATGTGTGTTGCACACTGTATGTGGCAACCCCACTTACAACAGCCCCAAATCCAACATTGAATGGGCTGACGTTTGTATTCATTACCAATGCGTCGCTTACGCCAACATTGGTCCTAGTAATGATCTGTACTTTCATCTCACCACCTCAAAAGAAGCAGGGAGCCGAAGCCCCCTGCCCATTTCAGCGTTTTGCAGCGCCACCCTTCTTCTTCGCTGGGGTGACAGTTACTGATCGCTCAGTCTCTGTAACACTCCCCTCGCTTCCGCTGGGTTTTTTGCCAAAAAGGTCTTTGATTCCACGGGCTGCTTTTCTCACAAAACCGGGAATCATATCCCGCATCGCTTCGTTTTCCTCACGCTCCATCTTTTCCCAGTTTTCCATCCCGCGCTTGTTACGCGCAGTCTGAATCTGGTCTTCGATGTCAGAAGGAACACCCCCGCTATTCATCTTCACGCCACCACCCCTTTTGAAGGTGCCAGACTGAAGATTATTCTTGACGGGTTTCGATACAGGTTTCTTGGGATACGCTACGGCACGACCTGAGTCGTTAACACTGCCGCCCGTAGCGTATGCCTTTTTTAGCGCACCGCCTTCCTTGTAGCCGCCTGCGTTGCCCAGCTTAACGTCACCCGTCGGAGCCGAATTGTGGTCAGGTTTTGCCTCAACCACTTTAGTCGTCTTCTTGGATGCCGTCTTGATGATGCCACCTTCCTTAAAGCCGCCTTGACCGTACACCACACCACCAGTCTTGTAACCGCCCGGTTTTGTGGATTTGGCAATACCGCCGGTCTTTAGCCCTTTATGAGCCTTAGACGCGGGCATGGACTCGTGCTTCTTGAGTTCCTTTTCGGTCTTCGCCATCTTCTTCATTTCGGCTTTATGCTCGGCTTTGCTCTCGCCCCCTTCGGCCATCATAGGACGGCCCATAGGAGCGCCACGCATTGCTGCGCGACGAGCAGCCATCGAAGGTCTGGCCGGACGAGCCACAGGAGCCATGCCGCCACGAACACCGACCGGAGCCGGTGCTGCCGACAAAGCGCCCATGACGCCGCCGTCCATCATCTTCTTGGGCTTGGAAACAGCACCGCCTTTCTTCAGCTTCAACTCCACTGAAGGTTCGGTGGTTTCCATTTTGACCATAGGTCTGAAACTAGACATTTTCAGTTTCCTTTACTTTTTTAAGAAGATCACGGGCTATTTTTTGCGCTCTGATTTTTGCATTAGTTTCTTCGGAGTGCTTATATCCAAATCTTTTGCTCGGCTTGCCAACTTTTGACTCACGCAACTTTTGTTTTGTTTCGTCAGACAACTTTGCGCCCTTTCTTGGGCTTGGTTTGCCTTTAAGAGATTCAGAAATTTTTTTCTTTGTCTCTTTGGATAGCACTCTTCCGATCTTAGCGCCAGCACCACCTTCTCCCCCCTTGGTTAAGTTGTAACCATTTGGATGAAAAGTATTGTGCTGTTCAATCAGAATTCGCTCAAGATCAAAAGCAGCCTCTTTGTCAAAAGCATCAGCAATGTGGGAAAACACAAAAACTTCCTTCCCGTATTTTTTGATGGCTCTATGAAAAAGAGGTGTTTCACCAAGAGCTTTTTTATGCCGTTTCCATCGAATGTCCAAGTTATTGGTAATGCCAACGTACTGCTTAGCATTAACAACATTGGTTACGATGTAAACGGCATAGCCCATGATTTTCTCCTTACGGTGCCGGAGAGCGATAAACAACCGTCACCCGAGCAGCACCCGCCGTAGCAGCCGTTCCGCTCTGAGCATAAGCCGCAGTCACCGCAACTTCCGCAGTTCCTACGTCCGCCCAGTCGGCATAGACGCCAGTGGTTGCAACACTTGCGCGGCCAGCAGAGCCAACACCGGTCGCCGTGACATAAGCGTCCGAATTGCTGGAATTGCCAACCTCAATAGTGTTGGTGGTGCCTGCATCAAATGCAGTCGTGACATCAATGTTGATGTCGATAATTTGCGCATTGGCCGGAATTGTCCCTACCGTCACAGCAGAACTATTGGTATAAGCAATAGTCGTCGTAACAGCCGAGAGAACCCCACCAATGTTGGTCACTTGGTTTCCCATGTCCGGTTCTCCTTAAAAGCGGGGACTTTCGCCCCCGGCTTGATTTAGACGCCCGGAGTGCCGTACATGGCACGGGGATCAGTGAAGCCAACATCGTAACGCTCGGTGGCTTTGTACCGCATGGTGTCGGTCTCAAAGTCACCTTCCATCGTCTTCTCCAGACGACGGCGCATCATCAACTTCATGCCCTCAGGAGCATCAGTCTGCACCCACCAAGCGGTGGCGCTGGTCAGACGCGACAGAACAGCGGCACCCTCGTCGAGCAGTCCGATGGACTTGATCGGGTTGATGTCGTTGTTAGCGTTGCCTGCCCGCAGAACCGACTTCAGGAGAACCTCGGCTTGGAACAGATTGCCCGGAGCCACCACCAGTTGGCGGGGAACCAGACGGATCTTCTTGCCGTTGTTGTCCACTGCCTGACGAATCTGGATCAGCATCTGCTCCAGAGAAGTCTGCGACAGGTTGGCTGCAGTCGTCAGCAGGTTCGAGAACGTGCCGTTGACGATGGGGTGCGAAGCACTGTTCAGGGCAACACCGTCACCACCAGCCGTAGCACCGCCAGTAAAGGCGTTGTTCAGCACGTTGGCGCACAGGGTTTCCTTGGTCTCAATCAGCGACTGAGCCAGATGCTTGGCATAAACCTGACCAATACGGATATGGTCGCCGTCTTCCACAAGCACTTTGGTCAGCGAGAATGCCAGACCATAGACGTTGTACACGTAACGCTTCAGGAAGAGAACGCCGCCCTGCTGATAGGTCACCGGAGTGCCATCAGGCAGTTGCGGTGCGGCACCAAAACCGTACAGAACCGGTTCTTCGTGGTAGTTGCGCGGAATGCCTTCTTGCTCGCGGAACACACGGCTCCACTCGTCGGCACGTTGATCATAGATTCCATCGAAACATTCGTTGAGGATCGGCTCAACAATGGAACGAAAATCTGTACTACGCATCGGGGCTGGCATTTTTTAGCCCTCCTTAGATTGCGTTAACAGCCGCGTTGACCTGCGACTCGTTAATGGTTACGCGCACAATCGTGTACGAATCGCCCCAAGCGTTGCCGGGGTACGGGGCCAGATCACGGATCAGCATCTGTGCGCTATTGCCTGCGCCCGCCAAAGTGGTGGACAGAGTGCATTGCGACAGACCGGTGGTCGTCGAACCAGCAGTGGTGTTGCTAAGGTCGGCCATATCGCCAACCGCGCTTTGTGCCAGCGAGCCAGCAGCCTGAACTTCATAAACGATGTTCGGATCGTTGTAGAAGTAGGCAACGCACGAACCAGTCTGATACGCCGTGGAGGCGGGCCAGTAGTTCGAGACGCGGCGACGGCCAGTGGTGTCAGTCCACTCGACGCCCGCAAAAGCACCTACAAAGGCTTCGCCAGCAGCAGCAGGCTGAATAACCCCGCTGGTGGCGTACTTGACCGGTTGGCCTTTAAGAATATCCGAGCCGTAGCCCGAAGTAATACCGCCAGCCAGCGCCTGAGCGCGATCCAGACCGGAAGGGTGGAACGCAGGGCGAAGGCCAAACGGAGCATTTGTCGAAGACATAGTCTTACTCCTTGTCCATGTTACCCCTCGAATACGGGGGCGGAATTGGTTGGCTGTTGATCGAGTCTGCCTAATCCGTCGCCTTCCAACCGCACAAGGGATTTCCCGCTGCTATCACGCTGCCCCTGAAGATTCTCAACTTGAACCCGGATTTTTTCCGACTCCTCGTTGGGCATCTCATAATGGAGGTGAGTCATCAGAGCCTGATACTCTTCCATCGGCAGTTTGAAAAGAAGCATCTCGTTACACGAGATTTGTCCAACGTGCTCGCCAGCTTTGACTTTGTAATTCTGAAACCCGGGTAACTCATCGGCCATAACCGGAACGTACCCAAGCCGAATACGCTTGTCGATACTGTCGTAACTATTGGTGGTTGAAAGCCAGCACAGGTGCCATCCCGGCAACTCCGGGAGCTTAGGCAAAGCCGACTGCGTCCACTCATCGCTCCACATCTTGCGACGTTCCTGCGCTGAAATGAACTTTTCCTGAGGGGGCTGACGGGTAGCGTCCTCGCTTGAGCGATCTTGGCGTCCACCAGCATTCAGAGATTTTTTAAGACGAGATTCCATTTTTAGCTCCTATAACCTTGGGATTTACGTGCTTCCATCGCATAACGCTTAATCATTCGATTCCGCTTCTCTGGATCGTCCCAGTAACCCGCGTCTTTCATCGCCCGCACCTGTTCGGGATTAAGCGTGAAAGTGTTTGCGCCACCAGCACGAGTTGAAGATTCGCGTCCTGATCCAGTCACTACGCTCCTTGGTTTACTACGAGCCGACGGATATTCGTCGTTATTTCGATTGTATCGGTGAGGAAGGTATTGTTGCAAGCGATTATCAAGCTCTTCCCAATAATCTGCAGAAGTCGGGTTCCATCCCTCAGCGGTTAATGACTCATCAATTTGTTTTGCAATTTTGCTGTCCATGTCCTTGT